GCGAAGGCCGAAAAATGGCGCTCATACAAGATGCGTATAGCGTGCAGCAACATTTGCAAAGCGGCAATATACCAACAGCAAGAGCAACCCTAATCAATCGACTGCAAGCTATTAAAAAGCTTGGCGGCGATCCATCAGATACTATGGGAGTATTGCAGAAAGTTGAATCAGGTGATATCCCTGGGGCGCTTCAGGACGTGTCTACGGTGGTTAGCTTTGCTCAGGCTAATGGTTTGCTTAAAGTTCCCAAATCTGCAATGCCTAAAACAGAGATTATAAACGGGCAAGCTATAACTATAGATCCATCAGGCAAAGCCACTGCCGCACCGATTGAAGGCTTCACGGCTCCGCAACCTAAAGCGCAATTGCCTAAAACTCAAATCGTCGACGGTCAGGTTGTAACTATTGATCCAACTACCGGACAGGCTACTGCTGCGCCTGTGCAAGGATTCCAGAAAGACAGGACAGATATTAATCTCAGGATACGGGATCAGCAATTACGTGAAAGACAACTGCAATTGCAGCAAGCCGCTGAAGATAGGCAGACTAATAAACTATCCGCGGGACTTGAAAAGGTATTGCTTGATTCTCAGGATAGGGCTGTTAACGCACAAAAGCAATCTAATAAATTCGATACTCTTGCGAATGCTTATGAAACAAAGAATATTCCAGGCGGATTGAAGGAGAAATCTTTGAAAATATTGGGTAGCTGTGCCGTCCGGGTTAACTAACGGATTTGAGAAATTCAGCTTTGATTGGTTCTGAGGCATTTACCCGCCCAATATGTTGGCATTTAGTTGAATGATAACAGGTTTTACAGCATCACTCAATGTAAATCTAAGCACAAAGAATCTAGGGGTTCTGCCGTTCTTTCTCCATATTGCACGCTTATTAAATTCCCCTATTTTCCCTATCTTTCTGGTTCTTGGATATCCCCAGGTTTTCCCGCCGTCACGGCTTATTTCAAGTGATATCAATGGATCCGATACCTCAGCATTACCTACACCAGATTCAACAACCAATTCAATCTCAGGAAGGAAAATTGGCTGCATATTGTTTTGAAATGGCTGAGTTGAAACTATTCTTACTTGAGCATCATCATATTCTTTGTATGTTGCAGGATCTAGCGCACCTATTCTTCCATCTTGAGAATCACCTACTAAAACTTTTCCATAAGCTGTTGCTATAGAACTAACCCGATATGTTACAGGCTCGTTATTAATACGCGATTTTCTTTCGTGCCATCTGCCTGATATCGTATCGAATACAAAGCATGTATCGGCAAATGAGAATCCAATAAAATAAGCACCTTTTTGAGCATACGACCACGAAAAACAGCTTGCCACCTGATCATCTGTGAGTGTTTGAAGATATGAGTCGATCGCTGTAGTTGATATCTTTACAACGTCATTTCCTTCCAGTCCCCATATAGCTGGAGATTCGTTTTTACCGCCGCCAATAAACACAAATGAGCTACTTGCACTTGATATGCCGAACTGACTCTTTAAACCCTTCTGAATAAATAAACCCGTTCTTTGAAATGGGAAATCCGCGCTGCCAATATTCTGGAATGCCTCGATTGTTTGTGATCCGAATATATAAAGCTGATTCTTGAATACGAAAGGAGCAACTATATTATCAGGATCGGCCTCGCTACTTCCAAAGTCTAGCGCGTTATACGATAAGCCGTCATTAAGCGCAGAGATAATGAATTTTTTGCTGTCTGTAGTAAACAGGAAGTATCCATCTATAACAACAATCAGTCCAAACACATCATTTAGCGCACAGCAATTGCCGCAATTTACAAGCATCGTTGATGCTTTACAAGGCGGAAGTTTTGAGCAGAAGGATAAACTTGCTAACATCAAGACGGATGCAGATTTATTACTGGCGGCATCGAATGGAGATATACCAGGGTTAAATGCTAATGATAGATCATGGTACTCTCAGTTGTTGCAACAAACTCCCGGCTTCGCACAATCATCTAATTACGTTACAGATCCAAATGCAGCGCTTGGCAGTGTAACCGGAAATGGTAGCGGGTTAACACCAGAGAACCAGCTTAAAATGCAAACTTTACTCAGAAAATATGCGGGGATGATTTAATGGCACAAGCTATATTCGGCCCTGGCAATACGGGGGTTACAAATCAACAGATAAGCCAATTCTTGGCCACTCCTGGGTTAACACCAGACCAGATAATAAACGCCATGAATTCTAGCGGTGTTAGTCTTGCTCAGGCTCAAGCTGCCGCTCCCGGTGATTCGCGGCTATCGAATCAGACTGCATTACCTTACTTGGCAGGAATTGGCATTACTCCACCGGTCACAACAACGCAAACGCCTGTTGCCGGCGCTCCGCAAACCGGACTTATAGGATCTGAGGCGGCATTATCAGGAGCATTAACCGGATCATTAGATGCTCTTCAACAAGGAAACGCACAAGCTAACCAAGTATTGCAACAAGGTATTTCAGCACTAGATCCATTTGTTAATTCAGGGAACGCAGCCATAGGTCAACAGGCGGCATTATCCGGCGCTTTGGGTAACGATGCACAAAGACAATCTTTCGCAAACTTTAACTCAAGCCCAGGTCAAGAATTCTTGCAGCAACGCGGAGAACAAGCTGTTTTGCGTAACGCTTCTGCAACTGGTGGCTTGGGTGGTAGCAGGGTATTGCAAGAACTGCAACGGCAAGGCATAGGATTCGCACAGCAAGACTTCCAGAATCATTTTGATAGGCTTGGACAAGTGTCAAATATGGGATTTGGCGGCTTAAATATCGCCTCAAATCTTACTGGTCAGATGGCTAACAACAATATTACATACGGCAATAATGCCGCAAACTTTGCGTTTAATACAGGTCAGTCTGTTGCTGGTGGGCGCACAAGAGCGGGTGAAATGCTGGCAAATCTTCAGAATCAACAAGGTTCTGGGATATCTGACATTATCAATCAGGGTGGCAGCAACCTCGCTCAATTGCTGGCCGGGTCTGGTGAGTCTAGTGCTAACGGTCAAATGACATTAGCGCAACTTCTTGCAAGTCTTGGTATGCAACAAAGCGGTCAAGTGTCTGGTCTTGGTAGTGTGCCTGGTGTTCAGTACACTCCAGGAGCGATACAAGGAATTGGGCAACTTGCTTCAGGGCTTGGTGGCGCTGCGATGGCTTTTAAATAAGAGGCATTATGGATAATATAGACGGCGGACAACCACAAAGAGCTATGGGCGAAAAGATTGCATTAGCATTGCAAGGATTCGGAGCCGGTGTGCAAGGTCAAGGGCCATACTTTCAGCATATGCTTAACCAGCAAGATCAGCAATTGAGCGAAGGCCGAAAAATGGCGCTCATACAAGATGCGTATAGCGTGCAGCAACATTTGCAAAGCGGCAATATACCAACAGCAAGAGCAACCCTAATCAATCGACTGCAAGCTATTAAAAAGCT